GCGGGTTGTGGCCTGGCTGGCAGATGAACATTGGGTACTGGATGTATTCCGAGGACATGGCAAAATCTACGAGGCGACCGCAGCCATGATGTTTAAAGTACCGCTGGAGACGATCGTCAAAGGGCATCCCAACTATGAGCTGCGGGCTCGCGGTAAAGTGGCCGTTCTCGCCTGCGGATACCAGGGCGGGCCGAATGCAATGGCGGCGATGGACAGCAAGAAGGAAATTAACCCGGACGACTATCCGAAGCTGGTTCAGCAGTGGCGCGAGGCCAATCCAAACATCGTCAAGCTCTGGTACAAAACGGAGGAAGCCGCAGTGACAGCGGTACGGGAAAAGACGACCGTCAAGGTAGCGCACGGTGTGCAATATCGGTATGAGCCCGGATATTTGTTCGCAGATCTGCCTTCTGGACGCAGCCTAGCTTACGTCAATCCGCGGATTAAGCCTGACCCGAACTTTGGCAAGGACGGGCTTGTTTTCGACGGCATGGATCAGGTCAAAAAGAAATGGATGTCACACCGCACATACGGTGGCCGGCTGGTGGAAAACCTCGTTCAAGCGATTGCCCGGGACTGTCTGGCCGAGAGCTTAAGACGCCTGGACGAAGCCGGCTATCGAATCGTGATGCACGTGCATGACGAGGTGGTTCTGGAAGTGCCGATCGGAACAAGCTCGCTGGATGATGTGACAGCGATCATGGGCCAGCCGATTGACTGGGCTCCTGGGTTGCCTCTTAGTGCAGCAGGCTTTGAATGCAACTTCTATCAAAAGGACTGATGCTCATTGTCCGATCCGTTTTTTTAACGACATCCCCTGGGAGATCATCCACGACGGCAACGGCCAGGTAATCGGGGAGGTCTATATTCTAATGCCGGCGAGGGAGGGCAGGACGCATGAACGACATACAAAAGCGCCGTTTTTTCCAAAAAGTCAAAAGCCTAAGCGAAGACCAGTTTTGGGCCATGATGAACGCAGTCCACTCTCAAGCGTATTACCTCGGCCTTGATCATGCGCGAACGGCCATGGAAACGCATAATCGCTGCTATCCAAAGATGATCAAGGAGATTTTTGAGAAGGTCGAGGAGATTCGGGAGACTTGGGACGGCCTGCCGACCGTCAGCGTGGAGGAGTCCATCTTGAAAGTGTTCGGACAGGCGCTGGAAAGGAAGGAACCGAATGCGGAACGTTAGATCGGAGGGCTGCGCGGTGAGATCCATCACGAATGACGAGATCCAAAAACATGCCAAACTCGTTCATAAAATCGCCCGAAGGTTGTATTTCAAGGTGCACGACAATGCTGTCGACTACGACGACTTGTATGCTGAGGGAATGATTGGGTTAATGAAGGCACTGGAGGCGTATGATCCGAAGTCCGGAAATCGTTTTTCAACGTTCGCATATCCGACGATTCGAGGAACGATCAATACTTTTTTGGACAGTAAAGCCTTGTCGGTGCGTTATCCGCTCCATGTCGTGCGTTTAGGAGTAAGGATTTCGATGGACGGAGCAGAGGAATCCAGCCCGGAAGAAATCGCGGAAAGATACGGTGTTACGGAGTTTAGAGCAAAGGCAGCGTTAAAATATCTCAATTCTCGGAAGGCTTTATCCATCGACAGAAAACAAGATGAGGACGATCGACACAGTCGGGATTTTACTTACCTGGCCGCTAGAGAAGATGACTTTACGGCGCCGATCGTAAACGAGTTTTTGGAATCGTTGAAACCAATCCATCGGGAAGTCGCTGTTTTGTTGATGCAAGGGTATCAGCAAAAAGAAATCGCAGAGCGTCTCGGAGTATCCAGACAAGGGATCTCACAACGGATAGAAGTCATCCGAAAGGAATACGAGAAATACAGAAAGGCGGAAATGAGTGTGAAAAAAGTCGGAAAGACAGGTCCGGATTGCGGTTTAACGCGGGAACAGCTGCTCGAGGCTATCGCCAGGGGAGAAACGCTCGCGAGCATTGAGCGCGCTTGGGAGATGAAGCGTAATACGATTCACGATTGGGTAAGAAAGTGGGGATTGAAAGGCATCACGCCCGATCAGGCGCGTGAGTTGCTACAGGGTTCTGAGTCTACGACAGTGAAAAATCCGGCTGCGATCGAAGAAGCTCCGGCCGATCAAACCGTTGATGATTTGCTGGCGAAAATCAAGGAGCTGCAGGAACAGAACGAACGGCATATGAAAGGGCTGGCGATCGAGGAGGCCGAAAACAAAAAGCTCCGAGAGACAAACGCTCAGCTCGAATGGACGATCCAGCTTCTGAACAAGCAGCTGCAGGATCGGAACGATCAGTGCCATGGACAAGGTGACACCACCAAGTATATTTCGCTGCGGTTCCCGATCATTAGCGGTGAATTTAGTCGCTTAGAGCAGGCTAAAAAGGTCCTTGAAGAGTTCAACGAAGTTGGGACTGAAATCGAGTCGGCGGCCATCGATCGACGGCGAGCTGCAAGCGAGCTCTTTGATCTGATCCAGGCATTTGTCGGTTTGATTCGAACGGAGCTTGTGGATCTCCTCATTGATGATGATGTCGATCGTCATTTGATTTCCTTTTTCGCGAATTACAACAAGCTGCACATCGAGAAAATTATGCGGTATGCAAAGGAACGGGGCTGGACGGTGATCGGGGCGTGAATAAGCCGAATAAGCAAGAAACGCAGCAGCTCGAGTCACTCGGCCGGCAGCTCGCCCGCCTGGCCGCCTCAACCGATTCCTTGTATCGACGGATGGTGATCAATGGACGGGGCAAAGAATACACCGTTTTTGCAAGAACCGTTTCGGAAGAATTGGCAAAGCTGGCTGATAAGGTGAGTCGGTTCAATGGGGAGGAAAGAACATGAACGATATGTTTCTTGCGATGCCGGCGTCGTGGGTTGAAAAACGACTATGTCCGGGAGGCTGAATAAATAGAGGGTGTGACAGCTTTGATCGAACAACTCGACATTAGTTTTGGCAAACACCGTGCGGACACGAACTGGAAACCGGAATACCTCTCCTGGGACGAATTTGTCGAACGGCTGCGCAAGATCCGGCGGACGAGTGAGACGATGGCGCAATATGACGTCATGACGCCTGCAGGCAAAGGCAAAGTCAAAGACGGGCCCGCTTTTGTCGGCGGGCTGATCCGCGGCGGCCGAAGGAAAAAGGAGAACGTTGACTCGCGCAGCCTGATCACGCTTGACGCCGATCATGCCGATGATGATTTCTTATTCGCCGTTGAGCTCGTCCTGGGTGGCTGCGCTTACGTCGTGTATTCGACCCACAGCCACCGCCCGCATAAACCGAAATACCGCTTGATTGCACCGGCAGACCGGCGTATGAGTCCGGACGAGTACGCCGCCATCAGCCGCAAGCTCGCCGAGCAGATCGGCATGCATTACTTTGACAAAACAACCTTTGACGTGCATCGGCTCATGTACCTGCCCAGCTGCTCCAAGGACGCCGAGCCGGTGCTGGAGGTCTATGAAGGCGAGCCGGTGAGCGTGGACAGCCTGCTCGCGCAATACGCCGATTGGCAGGATGTCATGAGCTGGCCGCGGCACCCGGAGGAGGCCAAAGCGCTCAAGACAACCACGACCAAGGCACAGGATCCGCGGGGAAAACAAGGCCTCATCGGTCTGTTCTGCCGGGCGTTTACGATTGAGGAGGGCATTGACACCTTCCTTTCGGATGTCTACGTACCAGGGACAATGGCGAACCGATACACCTACGTTCATGGCACCAGCGCGAACGGCTTGGAGATCTATCCGAACCAAGAATTATGCTACTCGCACCAGGACAGCGATCCGATTGCTGACGGCCGCACTTATAACTTATTTGACTTAATTCGGGTGCATAAGTTCGGGCATCTGGATGACAACGTGCGCGAGCACACGCCGGACACGAAACGCCCAAGCCATTTGGCCATGGAGGCTTGGGCTGCGGCACGGCCGGAAGTCAAGAAACTAAGCGCAGCTGAACGGATGGTGGATCTCGATGAGATGGCGTCCGCTTTTGACGACGAAGAAGAGCCGGAGGATGAGGATTGGGAGACCAAACTGGAGCTGCATAAAAAGACCGGATTGCCTCTGCCGACGGCGAGCAATATTGAACTGATCTTAACGCACGGACCTTGGCGCGGCGTGTTGGCTTATGACTCTTTCGGCAATACGGAGGTCATCCGCAAGCCGCTGCCCTGGCGGGGACGAGAACGACTGGGGAAGCTGTACGAGCCCTGGCTTGGCGCAGACGATAAGCGGCTGCAGCATTGGTTCTCGAAAGTTTACGGGATTAATTCCGCCCGGACGATCCAGAACGCTTTTACGGAAGTCGTACATCGGAACACGTTCCACCCGATCAAGGCTTACGTCGAGAGTCAAAAATGGGACGGCGTGCCGCGCGCGGAACGGGTTTTTGTAACCTATCTCGGCGCCGCTGACACGCACTATACCCGGCAGGTGACGCGCAAGATGCTGCTGGCGGCCGTGACGCGGCTGTACCGTCCTGGGTGTAAATTTGACCAGATGCTTGTGCTTGTCGGGCCGCAGGGAGCCGGGAAAAGCTCCCTGCTGGCTAAGCTCGGCCGGGATTGGTTCAGCGACAGCTTGCGCACGTTTGAGAACAAAGAAGCCGGCGAACACCTGCAAAACGGCTGGATCTTTGAGATCGGCGAGCTGTCGGCTATGAAAAAGAGCGAGGTTGAAGAGGTCAAGGCGTTTTTGTCCAAGACGGAAGACCGCTATCGGGTGGCCTACGACCGCCAGGTGTCAGAGTTTCCGCGGAAATGCGTATTTTTCGGTACGACGAACACCCGGGATTTTCTCCGGGATTCGACCGGAAACCGGCGCTTTTGGCCTGTGGAAGTGTTTCCGGAGAACGCCGAAAAGAGCCATTGGGACTACTTGGACGACGAAGAGGTCCAGCAAATCTGGGCGGAAGTTTTGACGTGGTTCAGGGCGGGGGAAACCTTGGAGCTGGATCACGAAGCGCGTATGGAGGCGGAGAGGCAACAAGCGGCGCATATGGAAAGCGATCCGCGTGAGGGACTCATCATGGAATGGCTGGAGTCGGAGGAACTTGACGAGATGGATCGGCCGACAGGCCAGAAGCGAGACCGCGTATGTGCAGCCCAGATCTGGGTCGAGTGCCTTGGTAAGCGCAGGGGCGATATGCGCCCTTATGACGCGAAAGAGATCATGGATATTTTGCGTCGAGTGCCTGGTTGGGAGGAGCGAAAAGGGAAAGCGAGAGTGCCCGGATACGGTGTCCAGAAAGTGTTTGAACGGTTGCCGTAGGGTGTTGCCAAGCCGTTGCCATTGTTGCCGTAGTTTGTTGCCGTGTTGCCGAACCGTTGCCGCAACATGCAAAACTACGGCAACCGAACAAGTCCAGTAATATCAAGGGTTTTCGGGTGTTGTTGCCGTTGTTGCCGTAAATCTCTTAAAAGGGATAAAAATAGTTATTAAGTATAGTGCGAGTATAGTTAAATAGGGAAAATAACAGTACGCGCGCGTAGACTGCAAAACGGCAACCTAGAAAAGGAGGTTAAAATGCGCGAATCAACTCTGGAACGACGGTTGGTGCGGGAGGTCGAGCGGATTGGCGGGAAGGCGCCAAAGTGGGTAAGTCCAGGAAACCGAGGCGTCCCGGACCGGCTCGTCATCCTGCCGGGCGGCCGGATTGCGTTTGTCGAGTTGAAAAAGCCTGGCGAGCCGCTTGGGCCACTGCAGCGCAAATGGGCGAAGATGCTAAGCGGACTCGGGCACGACGTATACAAGATTGATTCGGTTGAGGACATCGAGCGATTTTTGCAGAGGGTGATGGCTTGAAATTTAAACCGCATAAATACCAAGAGTACGCCATACAGCGAATCATCGAAACTCCGTATATCGCACTGCTGTTAGAAATGGGTTTGGGTAAAACAGTGAGCACCTTAACTGCAATTGACCTCCTGTTGAATGACTATTTTGACGCTGGTCGGGTGCTGGTGATCGCTCCGTTGCGAGTTGCGGAGGATACCTGGCCGCGCGAGGTTGAGAAATGGGATCACCTCAAGCATCTGCGGATCTCCAAGGTGTTGGGGAGCGCCGATCAGCGCCGGCGGGCTCTAAAGGCCGAGGCAGACATATACGTGATCAATCGTGAAAACGTGGAATGGTTGGTCAGCGAGTACGGCAGCAAGTGGCCGTTTGACATGGTGGTGATCGATGAATCCAGCAGCTTCAAGAGCTCGCAATCCAAACGCTTTCGGGCGTTACGCCGAGTCAGACCCATGATTCGCCGGCTGGTGGAGCTGACTGGGACGCCTGCACCGAACAGCCTCATGGACCTCTGGTCGCAGATCTACTTACTGGACCAAGGCGAGCGGTTGGGCAAAACGATCACCGGCTTTCGGGACCGGTATTTTGTGCCGGGCGCCCGCAATGGACATATCGTCTATGACTGGAAGGCGAAAAAAGAGGCGGAGGAACGGATCTATGAGGCGATCGGCGACATTGTGGTCAGCATGAAAGCTGAGGACTGGCTGGAGCTGCCGGAGAAGATCGAACGGGATCTGCCGGTTAAGCTGACGGATAAAGCACTGGAGTTGTACAAGCGTCTTGAGCGGGATTTGCTGATTGAGTTTGCAGACGCCGATGTCGTGGCCCAGACGGCTGCAGTGCTGAGCAATAAACTTTTGCAGATGGCGAGCGGGGCGGTCTATGACGAGGAACGGGGCGTGAAGCTGATCCATGACGCCAAACTTGATGCGCTGGAGGACATTATCGAGGCGGCACAAGGCAAACCGATTATGGTGTTTTATCACTTCAAGCATTCGTTGGCACGGATCCAGGAGAGGTTCCCGCAAGCCCGCGTCTTACGAAAAGGACAAGAGGGGAACGAGGACATAAGGGCATGGAACAATGACGAGATTCCGCTGCTGTGCCTGCATCCGAAAAGCGCTGGTCACGGGCTGAACCTGCAGGAGTCAAGTTGCCAGACCGTCGTCTGGTTCGATCAGACCTGGAGCCTGGAAGAGTATCAGCAAGCGAACGCCCGAGTACATCGGCAGGGACAAACAAACCGAGTTATCGTGTTGCGGCTTGTGGCCGAGGGCAGTATGGACGAGGAGGCCGTTGAGATACTTGAGCGAAAAGAAACGGGGCAGGAAGCATTGATGCAGGCGGTTAAGGCGAGGATTGAGAAAGTGAAGGCCGGATGAGTCACGATAAAACATCACGAGGTGAGGCGGCATGACAAATACAGCAACGATCCTAAAAGACGTTTATCGGCACGTTGAGGCGGAATTGTACGCCTATCCGTATCGCAAGAGAGAAATTCGGCAGTTGCGCGAAGAACTGCTGAACCCGTTTGATGAGAGACCGGAGGACACGATGATCGTCAAGGGGAAGAACTCCGTCCGCAGTCCAGGAGATCCGACGGGACGAACCGCCATTATGCTTGCTTCACACGCGAAACTGCTGCACTTGGAAAGGGTATGTGCGGCGATTGAGCGGGTGTACGGCAGATTGCCAGAGCCAAAGCAGGAATTCGTCAAGGTGAAATATTGGACGAGCCCGCAACGATTGACGACTGTGGGCATCTGCGAAAAGCTGGGAATAAGTGACCGCACATACAGCCGGTGGAGACGGCAACTGGTGAGCGAGATCGCCGAAATTTTGGGTTGGAAATAAAATTGGCGGAAAAGTGGCGGATTTTAAGGGTAAATCCATGTTATTATGATAATGTGCCATAAAAGCGAGAGTCGTCCAGGCGGACGGCTCTTTTTGTTTTGGAGGTGAGCTGCAGTGGCAACATCGTTTTACAAAACAGCGCGCTGGAAAAATAAGCGCGAGCGCGTGCTGCGCAGGGACCATTACATGTGCCAGGAGTGCAAGCGGTACGGGAAGACGACACCGGCGCAAACGGTGCATCACATCAATACGTTGGAACGGTTTCCGGAGCTCGCATTAGTGAGCGCTAATTTGATCAGCCTGTGCAATGCGTGTCATGAGCAAATGCACGATCGGCTAACGGGCGAGCTGACGCAGGCAGGGGAGAGGTGGAGGGAAAAGGTAGCCCCCCTCCTTCGGGATCCGGAATCAAAAGGCTAGGGGACCGGGCCGGGGGAACCTTTTCCAATAGAGCGAGATTCCAAAAACTTTTTTCGGGAGGTGAGAGGCATGGCGAGATCAGCTCCAACGAAGGAGACAGTTAAACGTCGAACGATTGAAGACATGAAGGCCCTCGGCGTCTATAAACCGCAGTATAACAGGCTAATCGATATCTACGCTGAGTTAGTGCATCAGTACGCAAAACTGACAATCGAGTTCGAGGAAGGCGGTTACCGATACGAGGTTAGCACGGATCAAGGTGGTAGCAAAAAGAGCCCGATTGTTGCAACCCTGGAAAACCTGCGAAAGGATATATTGGCATACTCCGACCGCCTTTGCCTCAATCCGAAAGCTTTGGAATCCGTGACCGTCGAGAAAGGGAAAAAGTCGGCTTTGGCAGCCGCGCTGAGCGCTCTTGAGTAAATTCAAGAACTACGACGTTGTACTGGAGTATGCCAATTCAGTGGTCGAGAAGCGAAAGGTAGCCAACAAAGAGACAATCGAGATGTGCCAGCGATTCCTGGACGACCTCAAAAATCCTGCATACGACTTCAACCCGAAAGATGCTGAGTTTGTTATAGGGATCATTGAGAAAACGTTTGTCCATCAGAAGGGCGAGGACATGGAAGGGCGTCCATTACGCGGACGGCCTTTTTTGTTGCAGCCGTGGCAAAAGTTTGTTGTCTACAATCTGCTCGGATTTTTTCACAAAGGAACGAGACTACGGCGCTTCAAAGAAGCGTTTATGATGCTCCCGCGTAAGCAAGGGAAGACGCCGTTTATGTCGGCTTTGGCTTGGGGGCTCGGATTATTGGAGCGAAGGTCTGGTGCGGAAATCGTCATTGTCGGTGCGCTCTTAAAGCAAGCATTACAGAGTTTTAACTTTTTGCTCTACAACCTGCAGCAGATGGGTGAAGCTGAAAATTTCCGCGTGTTGGATAACAACCAGGAACACAGCATCAGCGGCGATCTTGGTGACGGATATTTGCGGATCGAGACGATAGCTGGTAACAGCGACCGGATGGACTCGTTGAATACACTGATCCAGATCCTGGACGAGCTACACCTCTACAAGAATGCGAGCCAGTACAACACGATTAAAGAGTCTGGTAAGGCGTACCGCAACAGTCTTTGTATCGGGATTACCACGGCCGGGGACAACATGAACAGCTTCTGCTACAACCGGATGAAATATTGCCAAAAGGTACTCAATGGCAGTATGAAAGACGAACAACTCTTTGTGTTCATCGCCAAAGCCGACGAGGATCCAGAGACCGGAGAAGTTGACTACACCAATCCCATCGAGCACGAAAAAGCAAACCCAAACTACAACGTGTCGGTGTCCGCTCAAGAACTCATGAATGATGCCCTCCAAGCGCAGAATGATCCGCAACAGCGTAAGTCATTCCTGGCGAAATCGCTGAACGTGTATACAGCCGCAATGAAGGCTTATTTCAACGCTGACGAGTTTATAGCCTCAGACCGCAAATACAACTGGACGCTTGAAGAGTTGGCGAGACTGCCGATCAACTGGTTTGGAGGAGCGGACTGCTCGAAACTCCATGACTTGTCTGCAACTGCTCTGTATGGGGAATACAATGATGTTGCTATTGCAGTTACGCATGGGTTTTTCCCGATCGTAGCAGCTCACACAAAAGCGGACGAGGACAATATACCGCTCTTTGGTTGGCAAGATGATGGCTGGCTTACGATGAGTAATAATCCGATCGTCAATTATGCCGACTTGGTCAACTGGTTCGTTAAGATGAGGCGATTGGGATTCAACATCAAGCAGGTCGGTTTTGACCGCAAATTCGGCGAAGAGTTTTACCTGGGGATGAAGAAGCAGGGTTTCAAGGTTATTGAGGAACCACAAACATACCTGAATAAGTCACAGGGTTTCAGACGCATCGAGCAGAAGGCGAAACAAGGCAAGTTTTACTATCTGCACTCAGATGCGTTTTTATATTGCTTGCAAAATGTTCGCGGCATTGAAAAAGTCGATGATGCAATCCAATACGAGAAAGTGGCAGATAACATGCGGATCGATTTATTCGACGCAACTGTTTTTGCCGCTGTCAGATTCATCAGGGACTTGGACAAAACCGTAACGGCTAAACGTTGGCTGAAAGGCGGTGATAGCGCTTGAGCAAAAAACAACGACAACGGGCAAGACAGCCGACTGATAAGCGAAGCAGCGACGGGCTGATCGGCTTGTGGTTGCAAGGCGAAGACCTTTCGCTCCCGTCCGGGTATGTGCGGTTATCCGACAATCCCGAAGTCAGGATGGCAGTGGATCGGATTGCTGATATGGTTAGCAACATGACCATTCACCTTATGCGCAATGTCGACGGCGGCCACGAGCGCGTGCAAAACGAGCTCTCGCGGAAGGTGGACATTGAACCATACAGTCTCATGACGCGGAAAGCGTGGCTCTATCACATTGTGCACACCATGCTGCTCGAAGGTGATGGGAACGTCTTTGTTTTCCCGGTGTTTAGCGGAGAAGGATATCTTGAGGAGTTAATCCCGATTCCGGCGCATCGGGTGACCATTCTCCCGCCACAGCAGAACGCGATCGGGTTGGCGACTGGTTATCAAGTCATGATTAATGGCCGCGTTTACAACCACGACGAGGTGCTGCACTTCAAGATTAATCCTGACCCGCAGGAGCCGTGGCGCGGCCGCGGATATCGGCTGATCTTGAAAGATGTCGTGGCGAATCTCGCGCAGGCGGCGAAAACGAAGAACGCCTTTATGGGAGACAAATGGCGTCCGAGCGTGATCGTCATGGTCGACGCCGACTCCTCCCAATTCGCAAGCGAAGAAGAGCGCGACAAGTTGATCCAACACTACATTGGCAGCGGCGAGAGCGGTAAGCCGTGGATTTTACCGGAAGGGATTATCCGGATTGATACGGTTAAGCCCCTTACGCTCGAAGACATCGCGATCCACGAATCGGTGCAGATCGACAAACGAACGGTGGCCGCCATGTTGGGTGTGCCGCCGTTTTTCGTGGGCGTCGGTGATTACAAGAAAGACGAAGTCAACAACTTCATCAGGACGCGGATTGCGTCTATCGGCACGATCATCGGTCAGGAGCTCACGAGCAAATTGCTGTATTCGCCGGAACTGTATTTCCGGCTTTCCGCTCGAAGCCTATACGCTTACGACCTTAACGAGCTATCCAAGATCGGCATGGAGATGTTCGTCCGAGGCCTGATGGATGGCAACGAGGTCCGGGATTGGATTGGCCTCTCGCCGCGCGAAGGTCTTGAAGAGTTGGTCATCCTGGAGAACTACATTCCACGCGGCATGATTGGCGATCAAGCAAAACTCCAGCAAGGAGGTGATGACGGGTGAGTAGGGATACGAGGCAGACGCGGAGTTTGAAAACGGAACTCAAGACGCGAGCCGAAGGCGACGGCAGCGACTTGACGATCGAAGGCTATTTCGCGGTGTTCGGGCGGGAAACCGAACTCTGGCCGGGTGCCTATGAAGAGATTGCACCAGGAGCGTTTGACAATACGCTGTCGAATGACATCCGGGCGCTAATCAATCATGAGACGCGCCTTGTGCTCGGCAGAAACAAGTCCGGCACGCTGGAACTTCGCGCGGACGCCTACGGCCTTTGGGGCCGGGTGAAAATCAATCCGAACGACACAGATGCCATGAACCTTTATGAGCGCGTAAAGCGTGGAGACGTGGATCAGTGCAGTTTCGGGTTCAATATTGTTCGCGAGGAAACGGACTGGCGAGAAGATGGCACCGTGAAGTGGATAATCCGCGAAATTGACCTGCACGAGGTCAGCGTCGTCACCTTTCCAGCCTACGAGGACACCGGTGTTGCCGCCAGACAGAAGCAAGTCGAGGAGCATCGCGAACGTTTATTGCGAGCGAAACGCCAAAAATTGATCGAAAGGGTGAGAAAAATTGCTGAGACAACTGGTCATCAGTAAGAAGATCGAACAGCGCAAAAATGCGCTGGCGGAACTCCTGATCCAGGAGGAGGAGCTGCAAACCCGCAGCGCGGAGCTCGAAGCGGACGCCATCGAGGCGAAAACCGACGAAGAGATCGTTGCTGTCGAGGAGGAAGTCACAAAGCTCGAAGCTCAGAAAGGCGAGTTGGAACAGAAAAAGTCAAAACTGCAAGGCGAAATCGCCGAACTCGAAAATGAGCTTGAGCAGTTGAACGCGAAGCCGCCGGCTGACGAACAACGGTCGGCAAACCAACAAAAACGAGGTGAAAATCAAGTGGCAAAGGAATATCACATCGCACAAGTTCGCAAGATGCTGGAAACCGGCGAATACTACAACCTGCCGGAAGTCCGTGAGTTTTACGAGAAATTCAAAAACCTTCGCGCTGTTACCGGTGGAGAATTGACCATTCCGAACGTCATTATCAACCGTATTCTGGATATCGTCGGCGACTACACGACGCTGTATCCGCGCGTTGACAAAATCCGGGTGAGCGGCACGGCGCGTATCCTGATTGACACGGACACGGCGCCGGCAACATGGATGGAAATGAAAGATCCGATCCCGACTGGAGATGTCGGTACGATCACGAATGTTGACTTTGACGGATTTAAATTGGGCAAAGTCACGTTCGTCGACAACTATTTGCTGCAAGACTCGATCATCAACCTGGACGATTACGTCGTTCGCAAGATCGCCCGCGCGTTGGCTAAGGCGCTTGATCTGGCGATCCTCAAAGGAACTGGGGCCGCGAATAAACAACCGGCAGGTATCATCCCGGCGATTCCGGTCGGCAATCAGGTCACTGTAGAAGCTAATGATCAGCTGCTGAAAAACCTGCTCAAAAACGTTGGGTTGATCGATACAGGAGACGACAGCTATGGAGAGATTGTCGCAGTGATGAAGCGACAAACGTATTACAATCGCCTGCTGGAATTCACGATCAATGTTAATTCGGACGGGAACGTTGTTGGTAAGCTGCCGAACCTGACGCAGCCGGATCTGTGCGGTCTGCCAGTCGTGTTCAACCAGAACATGGATGTGGACAAGGTGCTCTTCGGTGTACTCGACCAATACACGATGGTCATTCGTGAGGACATCAGCATTGACCGCAGCGAGCACGTCAAATTCGTTGAAGATCAAATGGCCTTCCGTGGCAAAGGTCGCTTCGACGGTAAACCAGTCCGCCCGGCAGCCTTCGCGCTGGTCACGATCACGGACCCGACGCCGGAAGTATAATCTTGAGCGCCGGGCCGTTGCGCCCGGCCTCCTGACAGGAGGGATAAGCGTGGCCGTAGTGCTCAAGGATTTTAAATGCAAAGTCACCAAGCGCACATACCGCTTCGGCGACGTGTACGACGGCGACAGGGTCGAAGAGCTCCAGGCGCTGGGGTACGTGGCGGACGAAGAAGGCAGGACGTCTGAACCGGAGAAGCCGAAACGCAAGCGCAAGGACAGTGAGGGTGATCCGCATGGACGAAACACTGATCCTCTCGCTGGTTAAAGCGCGGCTCGGTATCACCACGGCGGTCAGGGACACATACCTGACCGCTATTATTTCGGGTGTGCTGGACGAGCTGACAAAAGAAAAAGGGATCGCGCTGAACGCCGCCGACGCTCATCACCTGATGTTTGTCGTAGATTACGCAACGTGGCGTTACCAGTCCCGAGACGAATCCGGAGCCATGCCGCGGCATCTCCAGTACCGGCTACACAACCTGATCATTTCGGCGGGCGGTGGTGGCAGTGGCAACGTATGACCACGAGCTGACGCTGATCAACGAGACGATCGACGAGGATGAGATTGGCAATCAGAATCCGGTTGAGACCCGGACGACGATCCTGTGTGCGATTGATTCGGTTGGCAGAAACGAATTTTACAGTGGCGCTGCGGCCGGATTGCGGCCGGAACTAGTTTTCGTGGTTCACACCTACGAATACAGTGGCGAGCGGATTGTTGAGTTTGAAGGCAAACGCTACAGTGTGATTCGCACGTATCAGACTGGGACGGAGGAGATCGAGCTGACCGTTGAAAGGATGATCGGTAGTGGCTAACATCTCGATTGACGATCTAGCTGATGCTATCACCGATGCCGTCCGCGAATATACGGAGGACGTTGCCGAGGCGATTGATCGCGAAGTTGACGAGGTCGCAATCGAAGTCCTAAAAGAAGTCCGTACGAATCATGGGTACGAAGACCGAACCGGCGACTATACAAAGCAATTTAGAATCACAAAGCAGGATCGTCCCGGCCAAACGCGGCGGGTGATTTGGAACAAAAAGCATTATCGCCGCGTCCACTTGCTCGAATTTGGCCATGCCAAACGCGGCGGCGGTCGAGTCCGAGCTTTTCCCCATTTGCGGCCGGCGTATGACAAGTACGGCGCGAAGTTGCCGGAACGAATCAAACGCATCATCCTGAACGGAGGGTGACGCAGCATGAAACAGGCCGAGCTTTATCAAGCACTCAAGGCGATCGGTTACCCGGTCGCCTATTCGCATTTCGTTGACGCGCCGCAAAATCCGGCGCCTCCACCGCCGTTTATCACTTATCAGTTCGCATTTAGCGGCGACCTCATGGCAGACAACATCAACTATGTCGACATCAGCAATTTCCAGGTCGAACTGTATACGGCGAGCAAGGATCCGGCGGCGGAAACGGCAGTCCAGAACAAACTCAAGGAGCTAGGGCTGCCCTATTCAAAAACGGAGACGTGGATCGAGGAAGAAAAATTGTTTCAAACAATATTTGAAATTCAGCTGATTGGAGGATGACAACATGTCGCAGAACAAAGTAACGTTCGGGCTTGAAAAAGTCCATATCGCTTTTTTTGATGATGACGCGACAACGCCTCCTGCCTGGGAAACGCCGATCGCGATTCCCGGCGCGGTACGTTGGACGCCGACCGCTGTCGGCGAGGCAAGCACGTTTTACGCGGACAATACCGCATATTTCACTGTGACCGCGAACAACGGCTACACCGGGGAGCTCGAACTTGCGAACGTGCCGGACGCCGTGCTAGCGGAAATGCTAGGCTGGGAAATTGACGCGAACGGGGCCTTGATCGAAATTTCGGACGCGATCCCGAAGCATTTTGCGTTAATGGGACAAGTTCAGGGCGATAAGAAAAACCGTCGCTTTGTCTATTACGATTGTGTCGCATCCCGGCCGGCAAAGGAGCGCACGACGAAAACCGAGACGATCACGCCGACAACGGACGTTTTGAACCTGACAATCGCCCCGATCGAGATCGATGGCCGGCAAATCGTCAAAGGAGATTTGGAGCTCAGCGATACGAACCAAACGGCCTATGATGGATTTTTCTCGGCCGTATACAAGCCGACGTTCGGGGGCGGAGCTTAATGCGGGAGTTGCGAATCGGGGAACAAACGGTACGAGTCAGGGCTACGCCCCTGGCTCTTTTGTTTTATCGTCAGGAGTTTGGCAGCGATCTGCTTGGCGATCTGGCCAAGATGCAGCTGGTTGTCAAAGACCCCAGTCAACTTGATACTGTTGCTATTTTGCGACTCGTGTGGTCGATGGCAAAAGCCGAAGCGTTCGGAAAGCAATTCCCCTCTTTTGTGGATTGGCTAGCCGCTCTAGATGGCTTTGATTTTTCCGACGTTGACCTGCTGCAGGCGGTTATGCAGGAGGCGCAAAGCGGTTTTTTATCCAAAGCGGCGGCACGCAACGCGAGGGCGTAAGTCGCCGAAAGGATACACGAATCGAAATCGACATGCTGGCATTAGCCAAGCGGGTCGGGCTGACATTTACAGAGCTCAACGAGTTGCGGGTAGCTGACCTTTTTGATTTTGCGGACAGCTATTTCGGGTTAGCTGGCGGGGCGAATGAAGTAGCCCGGGAAGCGACGCAGGCGGACATTGACGCGTTTTACAGGGGGTGAGATGGTTGGCGGAGACAATCAAAGGTATTAACGTAGTGATCGGGGCCGAGACGACCGGGCTGCAAAAGGCGCTAGGCGATGTGAATAAGCAGGGCCGGAACTTGCAATCCGAGCTGCGGGAAGTTGACAAACTCTTGAAGCTGGATCCGACAAATACCGAACTACTCGCCCAAAAGCAGGAATTGCTTGCAAGATCGGTAGACAATACGCGCGAAAAGCTGGACAGGTTGAAATCTGTACAAGAGCAAGTCAACCAGCAGTTTGCCAGAGGCGAGATCAGCGAAGGGCAGTACCGAGCCTTTCAGCGCGAAGTGTCGAAGACTGAGCAGGAGCTTTCCGGCTTGCAAAGCCGCCTAAAGTCGATGCAACCCGAAGTCGAAAGCTTCGGGCAAAAATTCGACAAGGCAGCCGACAAGATCTCCAAAGCTGGTGAAAAAGTCAAAGGCGTCGGCGAGAAATTAAGCGTTGGCGTGACCGCCCCAATCGCAGGATTGGCCGCCGCCGCTACGGCCGCATCGAACGAATTGGGACGCGATCTCGCCCGCCTGGAAACCAACGCGCAGCAAGCCGGGGTGAGCCTTGATCTAGTCAATGAATCCATGCGCGAAATGTACGCCATCACCGGCGAGGTTGATAGCTCGGTTGAGGGTTTGTCTAACCTATTAGCGAGTGGATTTAAGGACGATAACCTTACGCCCGCAATGGAAGCCTTAGCCGGCGCTGCGATCAAATTTAGCGATACGCTTAAGTTTGAGGGATTAGCCGACGGTTTGCAAGAAACGTTAGCGACTGGCCAGGCGATCGGTCCATTTGCCGAATTGTTGGAGCGTTGCGGCGTGGTGCTGGACGATTTCAACGCTGGACTTGCCGAGGCTATTGCAAATGGGGATCAGCATAATTACGTTCTGCAGCAATTATCCGAGTTGGGCCTTGCGGAGACATACAACGCCTATAAGCAAAACAATGCCGCCATGATCGAAAACGCCAAGGCGTCCTACGATCTCCAAAACGCTCTTTCGAAGTTAGGTGCAGCTATCGCACCGGCGCTTACTGCAATTGCAACCGCTGCTACGGGCCTGCTAAATACGTTCAATTCCTTCGACGCAAGCACTCAAAAAGTGATCCTCACCATCGGCGGTTTACTTGCTGCCTTAGGGCCGCTGCTAATGATGGTCGGGCAAATCATGGGGGCGGTAAAACTAATGGGTCCCGTTTTCGCCGCCCTTACAGGTCCTATCGGTATAGCCGTGGCTGCGATCGCCGGGATTACGGCAGCGCTTGTTGTTCTTTATAACAAAAATGAGACGGTCCGTAACGCCCTGGACACTGCCTGGAATGCCATAAAAGATGCAGCCGAATCGATCTTCGGCGCCATCAAGGATTTCTGGGATCGTTGGGGAGATGATATCGTGCACGCATTCCGGTCGATTTGGAACATTGTCTCGACACTGTGGCGGAGTTATTTTGACATGCTGTTTACAATCGTCCGTTCCATTTTCGGTGCGATCAGAATCTTTTTCGAGTCCTGGGGCGCGGCAATCAAGACATTTTTTGAAGGCGTGTGGAATAATATCCGGATTGCATTCGAGACGGCAACAAACGTCATTTCCGGAATTGTGAAGACGTTCTTGGCCCTTTTCCGCGGTGATTGGGAAGGCGCATGGGAAGGGGCAAAACAGACCGTCCAGTCCGCTTGGCACGGCATTCAGGCAATTTTCTCGAATAGCTTTAACGCCATGCGGCAGATCGGTACGCAACTGATGCAAGGTCTTTTTGACGGCATCACCTCAATGGCTCAGACGATCTACAATAAGGCGCAAGAGATCGCAAGCCGCGTGATCAATACGATCAAAAGCGCCCTGCAAATCCAATCGCCTTCCAGAGTGATGGAGCAGCTCGGGGAGTATACCGGCGAAGGCTTTGCGCTCGGCCTTGAGGAAAGCATCCGTGCTGTGAAACAACAGGCGGCTGCGCTAGCCTCGGCGGCTACCGGAGAGGTGACGATGTTCAACGGCCGTGGTGGAGGTGTCGGGACGATCCTGGTCAACGTCACCGGCAATTACATCCAAAGCCCAGCAGACGAGGATAGACTGGCCGAGAAGATCAGCCAGAAGATTGCCGGAGCATATGGATTGAGCTCGGGAGGCGCGTGGTAAGATGGGAACGACAATCAAAATCACGCCACCAGGCGGCACGCCGCAGGAAATACACTGGTACGATTCAGTCACTGTCAAACTTAGCAGCACGAACCGCGCAGGTTCGTACAGCATCACCATGAGGGCGCCGGATTCGTCCATCATCGACGCTTTTCCGATCGGCAGCGTGGTCGAGATTGAGCAGGACGGACATCTGTTTCGGGGGTGGGTGCTCAACCCGGCAAAGCGGCTCAACGGACCAGAGCGTACTGTCGTTTTGGAGGGCCCGGATTATACGGCACGCACGCAAAAGGTCATCGTCACCGAAAGCTTTGTAGACAAGCGCATTGACTTTATCGTCGATGCGCTTTTTGCTGCTTATGCTCCCTGGGCAGATCGGAGTAAAATCAGTCCTTGCGCAACGGTGATAAGCATCAAATTCGCGGACGTGTATCTGTGGGACGCAATGGAAACCCTTTGCGAGCTGTCCGGCTATGAGTGGTATATCGATTATGATCTTGCAGTCCAGTTTTTCCGGTCGAATGACCGCATTAATCCAAACGTGTTGAGCGTGGGCACGTTCCGTCGAGGCACGGCCAACTTAAAACCGGAGAGTAAGAACCTAGTCAACAGACTTTGGGTAAAGGGCGGCAAAGCGACCAGTGACAACTACACACAGAACATCTCCGTAAACGGTACGACGCCGATCCCGCTCTTTTATACGCCGCTTGCGACTAATGAGGGCGTAATCGTCATCATCGACGGCCAACAGAAAACAGTCGGCATCCAGCACTTGCACGATGAGGGCGTTTTTGACTTCCTGCTCAATTATTCAGAAAAACTGCTCGTTCCGGATTTATGTACGTCCGGCAGCGGCACGATTACCTATCGTTACGAGTATCCGATCAAAATTTTGCTTGAGGAACCGGAAAGCCAAGCACAGTATGGCCTATTTGAAGATGTGTACACGGTTGAGACAACCGATAGACAAATTGCATTTCAAATTGGGATACGTTACCTGGGAAAATACAGTCAGCCGGTTTTAACGGGTAGTTTGGAGCCGTTTGAGGGGATATACGCACCGGGTGAATTGGTCAAAGTGGAAATCCCGGCGCTCAACGTCAATGAATACCTCAAGATCAAGTCGGTGACCTATACGACCAGAAACCCTCCGCAGTTTACCGATAAAGGTGACCAGTATGTCGAACGCAAACTGGAGCTCGAGACGCCAGAACGCGATTTGACAAACATCCTGAAAGACTTTGACCGGCGCTTGCGCAATCTCGAAAAAGCCGTGCAAAGTGAGGAGGAAACGGTTGTCCGATACGTCGCGCCAGCCGACGAGAAGTGGAGCTGGGCGGAGGATGTGACGCAGGCCGTATATGCCTGCCCAGTGCCGTCTGAAACGTTATATCCAAGCGAAACACTTTACCCCTGCTAGGAGTGGGTTTATGAAAATCAACGAGAGAACCGGTTGGGTGGGTGAATGGGAAATCATCATCCGCGATCGGGCTGGAAACATCATCGAGCGAACAGGACTGCGGCCGAATTTAATTATGGATGCCGGCTTGAATATGTTTGCTGACCTGCTGGCCGGTACCATCACAGACGGCGAGATCAAATATGTGGCGCTCGGAAACGGCGGCAGCGCGTCTACTGTGAACATGACCAAACTAGAATCCGAAAAATGGCGGAAACAAACAACATTCCAAACTCGGGACGCAAACACGCCGGGTCTGCTTGTAACGGAGCTTTTCGTTGCAGACTTTGAAGCGAACGACTTTAAATGCGAAGAAATCGGCTGGTTTTGCGGATCCGGAGCATCCGGGACAAAGGATAGCGGCATCATGATCGCTCGGGTGCTGTATAGCAGGCAAAAAACAAATTTAGAAAGCTGGACGATACGCAGAACGGACACGATCGGGAGGGGAAGCTGATGCCTTACATACCGACTACTTGGAATCCGGGTGGACCGCCGGGGATAAGTGCTGCAAGGCTCAACAAAATCGAGCAAGGGATTGCGGATGCGACTGCAACGGCAGATGCGGCGTTGCCGAAGGCGGGCGGGACGATGACGGGTGATCTTACCGTAGCAAAGCCTGTCCCGCGTATATTTTTGAAGCGTACAGATACGTCAAATCCGCACGCCGGATTTAATGCGTTGGAAACGGACGGGACAAAACAAGCAAATGAGTTGCTTTACGATTACAATCTCGATGCTTGGGTAATTTGGGATGGATCAGCGTGGCCGTTAATTACAGCTAAAAATGGTCAAAAAATTAACGGTGTATTAAGCCTCGGCAATCCTACGGGGGAAAAGTTACATGTCTACGAAAACGGAAATACAAAAGCGGGATTTGGCTTTAACATGTCCTCGACGAACGAACTGGTGATCTTCCATTCATCGCCGACTGGCTCGCAAGGGCGGATTACGTTTGGAAAACGACTAGATGACGGCACTTTTCAAAAGACCGCAACGATGTTTTCGGACGGTAAGCTGCTTGTGTCGGAAGGAACATACGGCACCAGTGCAAGGCTACAAGTGGGCAACAGCAATTATGGGCTCGGCTCGGAATCGTCTAGGCTTTACCTTGTGTCCGAATTTGGCGAGGTTTGGACGGCTGACGCCGTAGGAAACCCGCTCGGACGCGTTTGGGATAGTTCTTTACTCCGCAACAACAACGGCCTGCTCGAATTACTTCATGGAGGTGCATGGATACCCGTGGGAGGCAGTTTCTTACCCTATTCCGAGCGGCGAGGGGCAGGCGGGCAACCGGCCATCAACCAAGCAAGCACTTGGGTCACGCTCGTGAACTTGAATATGCGCGGCAGGCTCGAGCGTGTCAATTTTGGCACTTTGGAGACGGGAGAAGGTTCGGGATACTCGTTTACTGCAACTTTCCGCGTAACGGTTGACGGCAAAGTGGTTTGGCAAGTGACAGCCCAGGCAGGAGAAACGTCTAGCCAAGACCATTTCTATTTAGGCGGCTTTAACACGGACGAACAGGCCGATTATCTGTACTTTAACTCGAACTTTAAAATCGAGGTCCAGGTTAGCAACATTCCGTCCGCCGGCGCAAACGTCCGCTATGAAGTCTTTTACAGACAAGCGATCTAAGGAGGATGACCGAAAATGGCAGAAACGAAAGTATTTTTTATCGAAAACGGCAACGTACGCAAAATTGAGATTTTCGCAGAGACGCTTCTCGGTCCGGAAAAGCAAGCGTTTTTTACCGCGTCTGGACCGGTGCAAGCCACAGTTGGCGCCCCGGTGGAAATAGAAGTGGAGTGGCGTGCGTTTAGCGCGCCGCAGGGCGAATATGTCTATGACAGCACTAACACCGCTACTATCAAGGTCTATGACGGCGAAACCGTGCACACGCTGACGCCGATCGACGGCCGGGCAACATTAGCCATTACACCTGACGCCGCCGGGGAAATCAACCTGACGATCATCGGCACGACGCAGACGCTGACCGTACAAGTCGTAGAGACACAGTAAAATTTCATTTGGAGGTGACCATATGTCCAAGAACATCAACTTTTACAGTCCCCAGACCGGCAGGCGAATCAAAGAGGACAACTCAATCGTCAACACAGCAGACATGATCGAGGCGATTTATAACGCGCTGGTCGTCGATAAGAACGCTGGTATGCAACTCTCTGGCAGTTATGTTGCATTAAGCACAGAGCCGAAACCAACGGAAGGCGTAAAAGATGGTGACTCCCTCATCCTTGTTGACACGAAGCAAGTGTTCAAGTTTTACGCAGGAGAGTGGTGGGAGCTGTGAGAGCAGAGGACGCTTACGCACTTTCAAAAAGATACTCCGACCAGGTTGTGGTAAACCAACTTAGGAAGATTCAGAGTATAGATACGGTAAGAGCCATTAGAAATGGAGTTAATTACGACCCGAATATTAAAGTAATTAATTTTGCTTCTGTTGTAGGAATCTCTGAAGAAAACCCAACTGCAAGCAACACAACAGGTCCGATCCCTTTAGTGATTCAAGCACCGTTTCGTAAGAGAATGCTTATTAAATTTGATATTTCAAGTTTATCAGGCAAAACAATCAAAAAAGCGTATCTAAGGTTCGTTAACGACACACCTCTTTCTGGTGCTAACGGTAATTATTGGGCAAGGCTCATCATTAGGCCGAGCGCAAGAGACTGGACGACTTCGGCCAATTGGAACACATATAACGGTGTTGATTCTTGGACAACCGGTGGTGGGATAGGATCAGGAGACAGACAGTCCGACCAAGTCGTTGCCGAGGTTTATAGGGTTCCTATCAATTCCACACCTTGGTTCATAGATGTTACAGACATCGTAAACAAGTGGAAAAATAGTTATTACCCAAACTACGGCCTGTCAATTGGTGCTGACCGAGTAGTTGATGAGCGAACGTTCGGTGACGCAAACATCAAAATAGGGGCCGGCGCAGAGCCTTGTCTTATTGTAGAGTACGCGGATACTTCTGACATAGGAAGCAGTCTTACAGATGACAAGAAACTGTACGCTGGATTATCTTTTTTAACAGAAAAATTCAGTGGTGCGGAATGGAACTGGCAAAGCGGTGGTTTGATTAATGCAATGGCAAATGCCGAGCAATTGGCCATCCCAATGCCGTTCAGAAAAAGCCTGACTACTTATTTTGATAATTACATTAACAGCGATGGTTCGTTTAAAAACGGTGCGTCAGTCACAAACTTTAATCACACAGCATTTGCAGAGGCTCTAATCATACTGTACCAGCGGACAGGTAGTGAAAAGTATCGCAGAGCGTTGCAGCGTATGCGTGACGCATATGACACAACGATGACAAAAACAAATGGCATATATGACCAAGCTGGTGCAATCATTTCAGAATTAGCATATTTCGGGCTTCCTTTCTTGGCGATGTACGGAGATGCCTTTGGCGATAGTATCGCCACAGACATAGCAGTAACACAAGCCATATTGCTGTTTGATGCGCTGAACCAAACGGATAACATACCGCGGCA